ATAAACGAGGAATAGAGGCTAATTTTGCCGCTAATTCGCCTTCTTGTCGGCCTTCTTCTAAAGCTTCCTGATACACTTTAGTTTGTTTTAAATCACTTAAACTAAACATCGCTTCTATCTCCGGGTACTAATTAAACGCCTTGAGTACCGTAGATGTTGCGTGCGTCGTGCCAGCCGGTCGCGTAGCGCTCGGTTGCCTTGTAACGCATGCTGTCGGTCTCAAAGTCACCTTCCATGGATTTCTCCATGGGGCGGCGCATAACCAGCATCAGACCGTTCTCGGCATCGGTCTGCACCCACCATGCCTTGGTAGAGCTCAGACGGGTCACCACGTGGGCGCCCTTCGGGAGCATACCAGTCGACTTGATCGGGTTCAGATCGTTGTCAGCCGTTCCGGAGCGGAGGACAGACTTGAGGATAACCTCAGCCTGGAACTCGAGCGCGGGAGGAACGATCAGCTGCTCTGCCTTCAGACGGATACGCTTGCCGTTGTTGTCAATGGCGGAGCGGATCTGGATGAGCATCTGCTCAACCGAGGTCTGCGACAGGTTGGCCGGGGTGGCCAGGACGTTGCTGTACGTCAAGCCGTTAGCCACGGGGTGTGCGCTGTTGCTCAGCGTCACGCCGTCGCCGCCGGTGTAGCCTGCGGTGAACGCGAAGTTCAGCAGGTTGGCGCACAGGGTCTCCTTGGTCTCAATCATGGACTGAGCCAGGTGTTTGGCGAAGGTGCTGCCGATACGGATATGATCGCCGTCTTCCATCAGAACCTTGGTCAAAGCGTATGCCAAACCATAGATCTGATAAATGAATCGGGTGATGTACAGCGTACCGCCTTGATCGTACGAAACCGGAGTTCCGTCGGGCATAGCGGGAGCTGCGTTCATGCCGAACAGCATTACTTCTTCGTGATAGTTGCGGGGAATACCTTGGATTTGCTCAACAAACCCTTTCCACTCATCATCACGCTGCTGGTAAACACCATCAAAGACTTCGTTGATAATCGGTTCGACTACCGCACGAAAGTCCGTACTACGCATTGGGGTTGCCATTGCTTAATCCTTTCTTTCGTTAATTAGACCGAAGCCTTCGGATACACAAACGAGTTGTTTGCGATCTTGACCTGTACAATCGTGTAGGTGTCACCCCAGGCGTTTGTCTCACCAGGAGGATAGGCCACCTCACGGCCCAGACCAACAACCCGAACCTGACCTTGGTTGCCAGTTCCAACAGCTGTGTCGTTTAGAGCACAGGTGGAGAAGCCGGCGCCACCATTGCCAATGGCTGTTCCACTGGCGGGGGTCATGCCTGTTGCGGTCTCAAAGTTGTACTGCTGTCCGATGGACGCGGTTGTTGCCGAGCCATTGACTTGTGCCTCGTACACCAGCTCGGGATCGGTGAAGACCCAGAACACGATGTCAGAAGAAGCGTCAAGCGTAAGCTTGGATGCCCACTTTGCTACGGAGCGACGGCCCTGGGAGTCGGTAAACTCCACGCCGTCAAACACGCCATATACCGTGCCAGAGGCGGCGGCAGAGGCGGCGATGGTCAGTTCGCCTGATGCGGTTACAGACACCGGCTGGTACTGGTAAAATGATTGACCAGAGCTCAGCGAGTAAGGTGCCGTGTAAACACTTCCGGTGGTGTAGCTGTTGGTGCCGACGAAAGGAGTCGCACGGTCCAGGCCACTGGGGTGGTAGACAGGCTTCAGACCAAAGGGTTTCAATGTCGTTGCCATTTAACTTCCTTTGTTTGTTGAAGATTGTTATTGGAATCGAATGTTTTGATTCGCTCTTGCGGTCTCTTTTTCCATTTCCAGAATGCCACCCTCCAGGATTGAACGCCCACCTTTGCCCTCTTGCGAGTTGCTTCGGACTGCGCTCGTGATGTTTCGCTGGTGCTCGAGGGGATCCTCAAGGTGCAGCATACGCATCACTTCCTGGTAGATCTCTTCTGGTAACTTAAAGAGAACCATCTCGTTACAACTAACACAGCCTTCAAACTTGCCCGAACTCATCTTGCCCAGTGATTCAAAGCCTTTGCCTAACTCAGCGGCTTTCACCGGCTCATAGCCTAGTGCTAAACGTTTGTCGATACTGTCGTACTGGTTTGTAGTGCTTAACCAGCACAGGTGAAATCCCGGGATTGCATCCTTGGGGAGATCAGGCAGCGCGCTGTTCTGCCATTTATCACGGAACGCGTCTATGCGTTCCCTGCGCTTTGATTCCTCGTCGTTGCCTGCGTGACGCTCTTTAACTTCCGCCACGCGGGCCTCTAAGCGATCGTCCAGATCGCGCTTAATTCTTGTGTTTGCCATGACTATGTCCTGTTCTGTTTATCGTACGCGATGTATGCCTTGATCATCCGGTTGCGTGCCGCGGGATCGTCCCACGCTCCTGCATCCTTGATCGCCTTCACCCTGTCCGGGGATAGCTTAATTGCATTTGCCGGAACGCCTGAGGGGTTGGCCGTACGGCTTGATGCCGTAGGGTTTGGCCTTGCCTTGGCGGCGCTGTTGCCGGTCTTTGCCGCGTAACGATGTGGCAAACGCGCAGATAGTCTGTTGTCCAGCTCGTCCCAGTACTCCTGGTCCGATGGGTCCCAGCCCTCTGCGGCCATCTCGTTGTCTATGACCTTCGCGATCCTGCTGTCTGTATCCCTCGCGTTGGGGTCATACCATTTATTCTTTGAGAGCCAGGCCTCTGCATTCTCCTGCACCGCGCGAGATACCTCGTTTGGCACGTTCTGCTTGGGACGACGGACCTGCTCAACCTGCTGCTTCTTGTAGGCCTGCATCTGTGCAAGCCGTGTCTTTGCCTCCTGAAGCTGCTCAAGGTACTCAACCTGCTCCTCGGCGTTGCCGGCCTGTGAGGCCTGCAGCAGCTTCATCTTGGCGTACTCGACGCGTGTTGCCTCGTCGTCGATTGCCTTGTCTACCTGCGCGAACTGGAACGATGTCGCGGCTGATTCAACCGCGGCCAGCCTGCGGGCCAGCTCCTCGTTTCTGCGCTCCAGCGCGCTAATCTTGTGCTTTGCAGAGATCTCTCGCTGCTTGGCTAGCTCCTTCTTGAGCTTGCGCTCCTCGCGGCGAGCCTCGCGAATCTTTTCTCTGTCCTCGTCAGTCTCTTCATCAGAATCCCCGTCATCGGGGTCAGAATCCATCGACTGTTCGGCACCACCGTCTTGATCTGATACGTCACCGCCGGTGTCAGCGTCCTTCTTGTCGTCATCCTGACTCTTGTCCGCGTCCTCAAAGGGGTTGTCCTCCTTATCAACCGCGACCAGAACCGCGCCGTCTTCCTGCTCCTTGATGGGGAGCAGCTTCTCCTCTTTCTCTGCCATTTGTCACTTTCTACAAAGTTTAATCAACGAAGGCCCGCATTTTTTGTGCGTGCTCAAAGCTCCGGATGCGCGAGATGATCTCTCTTGCCTGGATGGTGATAAACACCACCGGAGATCCCTCATCCTCGGGTTGTACAACAAACCGATCCCCGCCGTACTTGATCGTGCGAACTAAGTCGCCGACCTTGCACCAGGGTCCCTCGATCCAAGGCTCCAGCGTGTCTGGGCTCTTGTATGCCAGGGGTCCGATCTGTATGACCTTCGCGACCGTCTCGTTAAACCGAAGCGTTTGCTTGGTCTCATCAACCAGGATGATGCCGCCCTTGCTCGTTGTTTTCTCTCGTCGCAGCTGGACCAACACACGGTCGCCTGCCACGTCTATGCCAGGGTCGATGTCCGGAAAACACTCAATCTCCGTACGTAGGTCTGGCTCCTCCTTCTTTACCACGTCAAATGCCATCCGGCACTCCTTTCCAGGCTATTCAGCCTCGTCGTTCTCTGTCAGTATGTCGTCAATAATGTTGAGGCACGTCTGTAGTCCCTCACGCTCACCCAGGAGCCTCTGGTAGCGCTCCATGTTGCTGACTCCCTTGCCCGTAATTAGGGAGGAGTCTAACAATCGGATCTGCTCGCTTACGCGAGCCATAATTCTGGATGTCAAATCCTGCATAGACCCACCTATGCAAGATTTTCTTAATACCCGCCCTACAAACTAAACAGGGCTTTAATACTTAGGACCAAACTGATCTTTCACGTTGCTGTAGGGTCCGACCTGGCCTGCGTTTTTCGTCTTTGCCTGTGCCGCGCCGCGCTTCCAGTTGTTGTCGCGGTGCGAGCCGGACGGGCCCGGGTCGATGTTGGTGGTTCCGTTGCCGCCGCCGTAGCCGGGCTTGCCCGTCTCCTGGTAGGTCTGCCGGAATCCTTTGAGGTTGTCGTCTGCCATTACACTACTCCTTGTGGTGGTTGTTGTTGCTGCTGGTCTATTGCGGCCTGTACGGCCTCTGCCTGTTTCTGAAACGCTGCCTGCTCGATTGCAATCCCGTGCTGGCGGATGTCGGTATCGGCGGTGTTGATCGCGTCGATTGCCGACATGGCCTGCTCGTGAGCCAGCTGGGCCTGCAGGCCGTCCATCTGGGACCCGGCCTGCATCGCGGCCACGCGCTCGCGCGAGGCGTTGTTGATGTTTGCAAGCGCGATGTTGGTCGAGTTTTTCTGGCTGTCGACCTGGCTCTGGGTCTGGTACTTGGCGATGAGCTCCTGGACCTTCTGCTCCAGCTCGGCCACCTTGAGCTGGTAGTCCTGCTGGTGCTTGGACATCTCCTGCTGAAGCTTGGCCTGTGCCTCCTGTGCCTTGCGTTGCGTCTCGGCCATCTGCGTCTTGAGAAGTGCCTGAGCCGTTGGGTCGTTAGATGCCATCTGCTCCATCTTGGCCTTCTGTGCCTGTTGAACCTTCTGGGCAAGCTGCTGGATCATGGGCTGTGCGGTCTGGAACGTGGTCTGTGCGTCCATGGATACCATCTCCGCGGCAAGCGCCAGTGCCTTCTGGTCCTCGAGCGAGAGCGGCTTCTCCTCGTGCAGTCCAAGAGTATCGCTTCCGCCGGATGCTTCGGCGACGTATGCACGCATCGACTGCAGGTAGTGCAGCGTCAGGTGCTGCTTGATGTGCTCCAGCGCGTGCGGCGCGAAGGTCGGGCCAATGAGTGGGCTGCCACCGTAGTTGGGGTCCTGGGCATACGCCAAGTGAACCTTGATGTGCGCCAAGTGGTCCTGATCCGGATAAGCCGCCGCGGGGCGGCCCATGGACATTGCAACGTTCTCCAGGGCAGGGTTTGCTTCCTTGATTCCATCCGGATCTGGCAATATCTCACTAATTGCAGGAACTTTCAGCTGCTTCAGAACCCTCCGGTGGGCAGCCCGAAGGTCGTACAACTGAGGCGCCGCGTTTGCCATCTGCAGAACTGCCTGTGCCTGTGCAAGCCGCTGCGTCTCAGAGAAAATGTTCGGGTCCGACACTGGCCGGACGTCGTTGTTGGATGCAAAGTCGCGGACCTCGATCTCGGAGCCGGACTCGTTGTCCATCTCCTCCAGGTACCAGTGATTGATACGCGATAGGATCTTTAACGACTTGGCCTGAGACCGATGCAGGCGTGCGTGGATGCTTGAGAATACCTTCGCGCCCTGCTCGATCAGTGCCTGGGTGGTGCCCACTGGCGTGTTAGCGTTTGCGTCGCCAATTTTCTCTTCGGCGGTCGTAACGACCCCTTTCGCGGCGTCGGTCAACCACCCAAGAAGGTTGTAAAGAACGCTTGAGGGTTGGTTAAACGGCAACGGCATAGCCAACTTGCGGACGTCGTCCACACCAGGGGCACCTTCGATTTCTAGAACCTGGGTAGGCTCAATTCTGTCGCTCTGGCCGGAGATTCTTCCGCCCTTGAGTTTAAGCATCGTCTGGCTGTTGTTAATGTGCGCCGAATCCAGTAGGGCACGCAAAGCGCCAGTGAGAGCGGCACTAAGACCGCCAATAAGGTGAGGCAGGCCAATGGCGTAAGCACCGCGCCAAGGAATAAACTTAAACTCGACGATCCAGTCCAGTTTTGTAAGCTTCTCATCTCCCGCCTCCCAGTTTCTGTACAGCGAGAGGACCTTGTCGGTGTCCTCGTCAATCGTGAGGATGTACGGCGCTCGTGCGCCGTTGGTCTCAGGGTCGTCCTCTAGCCTCAAGAAGCACGTAATCTCGTACACGCGGCGTACGCCGTCGATGTTTTTTGTCGGCGCCTCCTTGCCCTCGATCTTGTCGTTGGCCTTTTGCGAGCGCGTCATGTTGTCCTGCGGCAGCTCCGACACGACCAGGTCGCCGATGTTGCGGTAGATGCCGGCATCAACGCGCTGTAGGAACGTGTCCTCCGTAATGTCCTGCACCTCGGTTACGCGGGGCGATGTGTAGAAGTTTGTCGTGGCGTACGGCAGGAAGATGTTATCAATCGGGATCCACTCGCAGGTGGGTCTCTTTTGCTCTCCATCCCATCGCCATTTGAAGTACTGCGATCCGCCAAGCGGCAGCTGGGTCAGCGCCTGCTCCATCTCGTCGCGGTACTCTTCAATCTGCTCCGTGAGCTGCCAGTTTAGGAACTGAGACTTGCGCTCGGCAACGTCTACGCGCTGGCGGTCCGCCTCGCC